CCTAAGCAAGAAGAAGTAATAGTGGAAAGAGGAGATGTAGGAAACTTTATAAATCTTCCTTATTTTAATGCTAAGTATACAACACGCTACGCTTTAAATAGTGAAGGCGATGATATAGGGTTTGACAAATTTTTAGCGAAGGCAGAAAAAAATAAAATTACATTAGAGAAATTAAGAGACTTACAGGTAGGCGTTAGTCAAAACCTTTTACCACAAGGCCCTCCTTGTCTACAACAACTGACAGAGTATGGAGTTCCAGAAGGTGGCCGTAATATGGTTATGCTTAATGTAGGGATGTTTTATAAGATGTCCAGTCCGGAAGCTTGGAAAGATTTATTAGAAAAGCATAATCAAGAGTATTGTAATCCTCCTCTACCGGCTAAAGAAATGGTAACCATACAAAACCAATTAGAGAAGAAAGAATATTTTTATACCTGTAAGCAAGAACCTTTGCGGTCACATTGCAATAAGTCTATGTGCCGTTCTAGAAAATTTGGTATAGGAAGTGGCCAATCATTTCCTACCATCGGCGGACTCAGTGTGGTGGAATCGGAACCTCCTGTTTGGTTTATTGATGTGGATGGCGCACGGTTAGAATTAAGCACCCGGCAACTGCAGATGCAAGTAGACTTTCAACGTGCTTGTATGGAACAAATGTATAAAATGCCGGCGCGTATGAAAGACAATGAGTGGAGAGAAATGATCGATGTGTTATTGGAAACAGCCACACGTATAGCTGTACCAGAAGAGTTAACACAAAAAGGACAGTTCCAAGAACTTCTGGAGATGTTTTGTACAGCGCGTCTGCAGGCTAGAAGTCCGGAAGAGATTATTACCGGTAAGCCGTGGACAGAGGAAGAGTATACGTATTTCAAGCTTAGTGCTCTCCAAGAGTTTTTAAAGAGACATAATTTTACGATCTATACCCGTGGTCAGATCACAGAAAGATTAAAAGAAATGAATAATGGCGGAACAGCCGACAAGCAGTTTCGTTTTAAAGATAATAAAGATAAGTGGCAGAGCGTACGGTGTTGGTTTATTCCTGAGATTAAAAAAGGTGAGGTGGATCTTCCGGCCGTTACTTTTAAACCGGATGAGGAAGCTCCTTTTTGAAAATAGAAAAAACAATATTAGGCCCTCCAGGTTGTGGCAAGACGCAAACAAATTCTAATCTTATTCAAGACTATATCCAAAGCGGTATAGAACCTCAGCGTATTGCTTGTGTGTCTTTTAGTAAGAAGGCGGCAAGAGAAAGTAAAGAACGTGTGTGCAAAGATTGGAATATCTTAGAAGAAGACTTGCCGTACTTTCGTACGCTACACTCCATGGCTTTTGGATCATTAGGGTTTAAAACTACCGATGTATTACGCGGTAAAGATATGAAAGAGATAGGTTATAAAGTAGGGCTAGACTTTGCGAGCAAGTCCACAGGTAAGGATACCGAAAGTGATTTTGAATGGATAGGGAATCAAAAAGGAGATGAGTACTTAAAAATTTATCAATTGTCCCGGAGCCGTTTAAAATCTTTGGAAGAAGTCTTTCAGGAGGAAGGGAACTACAATCTAATTTATTCTGAGTTAACGCGTTTGGTGGAGGCTTATGAGAACTATAAAAAAGTTAAAGGAAAAGTTGACTTTACGGATATGATAGAGCGGTTTATTGCGGAAGACCAATGTCCAGACATAGAAGCTTTAATAGTAGATGAAGCGCAAGACTTATCAACATTGCAGTGGAAGATGATTGATACTATTAGACAATCTCCTAACATACAGATATTTACCGGTGACGATGATCAGGCAATTATGAACTTTCAAGGAGCGGACGTACAAGCTTTTTTATCGGCAACCAAAGAAAAAGAAGTGTTAAATCAATCGTATCGTATTCCTGAAACGGTATGGGAACAAGCACAGCAGATAGTCACACGAATTGATGAGCGTGCTCCCAAAGAATGGCATCCTAAAAAAGAGAAGGGTTCTATCTCTTACCACAACTCATTAGAAGAAGTGCCGATTGAGACAGGAGAATGGACCATATTGGCTTCTACCAATAGGTTGTTAGATCGGTATGCTTTGCAATTGCGGGAAGAAGGATGGATTTATAGTAGGCATGATCACCCTAGTATTCCAAGAAAATTGTATGATGCTATTTTATCGTGGGAATCTTTGTCAAAGGGCGAAGAGATTACCGTGAGTCAGGTAAGAAATATATACGACCACATGGTTGCTAATGAAGGATTTAAAAAAGGATTTGGTGGTAGGTCTAGAAAGTTTTTAGAATTACCTGCAGATATTTTAATACGCATGGATTATCTCAGAGATTACTTAGGGTTGTTGGTTGATGGATCTAAACGATGGCATCAGGTGTTGGGCAAAGTTGGTCTTAACACACAAAACTATTTATTAAACGCTTTAAAACGTGGAGATAATGTTAAAAGTCCTAGAATAAAATTAAGCACTATTCACTCAATGAAAGGTGGAGAGAGTGACAATATTTTGCTAATATCAGATATATCGTACGCGGCCTCTAAAGAAATGATTACGAGACCGTCAACGTTACACCGCATGTTTTATGTGGGAGTAACGCGTACAAAAGAAAATTTGCATATTATGCAACCAGAAACAGAAAGGTATTATGAGTTATGAGAGCTAAAGAAATTTTAAAAAAATCCGCTGAACTAGTAGGGGGAGAACGGTTAGAACAACATGGAGATTATAGACTTCTTCACGTAAGAATTGCTTCCTTATGGTCGGCTTATTTACACACAAAAGTCTCTCCTAAACAAGTTGCTTTTTGTATGACACTATTAAAAGTATCTAGAGACGAACAAGGAGTGTTTAATCCGGATGATGGCTTAGATGCTACAGCGTACACAGGACTTTGGGCGGCTTTAGCGGCAGACTATGGAAATGACGATGTATGAGCAAGATTTATTTAATGAGCCTACGTGGACTCCGCCAAGTATTCTACCGGATTTATCGCAAGAAAAAATTATAGCTATTGATGTAGAAACTTCCGATCCAAATCTTTTAACATTAGGCCCAGGTTGGGCAAGGAACGATGGGAGGTTGATAGGGATTGCTGTAGCGTCTTCTAATTGGAAAGCGTACTTACCTTTTGGTCATGAGGGCGGCGGTAATATGTCCAAGAAAATGATAGTTACTTGGCTACAAGATCAACTTAAACATGGCATGTCGGTAGTCTTTCATAATGCACAATATGACTTAGGATGGTTACGAACCGTAGGAATAGAAGTAAAAGGAAAAGTACTTGACACTATGATTGCCGCGCCTTTGTTAGATGAGAACCGGTTTTCTTATTCTCTTAATGCTCTAGGTTCCACCTATCTAGGAGAAAAGAAAAAAGAAGAGGAGCTCCGTATGGCGGCTAGTCAGCATGGAGTAGATGCTAAAAAAGAAATGTGGAAGTTGCCGGCCTCTAGAGTGGCGGGCTATGCGGAGACAGATGCTGTTTTAACATTAAATTTATGGCATGTATTAAGAAATAAGTTGGCGACCGAGAAATGCGGAAATATATTAGAAATGGAATTAAACCTCCTTCCTATTATCTTTGAGATGCGGTCAAAGGGTGTGCGTGTGGATCTAGAGAAAGCGGCAGAAACTAAAAAGTATCTCCAAACAAAAGAAAATACATTACTTTTAGAAGTAAAAAAAGAAACAGGAGTGGACATTGAACCGTGGACGGCGACTTCTTTAGCCTCAGCTTTTGATAAATTAAACTTGACATACGAAAGAACGGCCAAATCAGATGCGCCAAGCTTTACTAAACATTTTTTAAAACACCATCCGCATCCTGTAGCCAAAAAGATTCTAGAGATACGGGAATACAATAAAGCTAACACCACTTTTGTGGATACCATTATGCACCATCAACATAAAGGCCGTATTCATTGTGAATTTAATCAATTACGATCTGGAGATGGAGGCACGGTAACAGGAAGATTTTCTTCTAGTCACCCTAACTTACAACAAGTACCTGCTAGGCATCCGGAGATAAAAGAATTAATTAGAGGTTTATTTATTCCGGAAGAAGGGTGCAAGTGGGGAAGTTTTGACTACAGTGCACAAGAACCTAGGTGGCTTATGCACTATGCGTCTTTAACACCGGAGACAAAAGACAATCCTCGCGTTCAAGAAATTGTCCAGTCTTATCAAAGTGATGATTTGGACTTTCACCAAATGGTAGCCGACATTGCCGGAGTGGAACGTAATCTAGCTAAGACAATTAACTTAGGTATTATGTATGGCATGGGCATTGGTAAGTTGGCAGGTATTTTAGGGGACATTCCTTTTGAAGAGGCTAAAACTTTACGGAATGAGTACGACGAGAAAGTGCCTTTTATACGAGAAATGGCGGCGGCTGTTATGTCCGTAGCTACACGCAAAGGAGAGATCCGTACGCTTATGGGCCGGAAGTGCCGTTTTCCTATGCGGGAGCCTAAAGGATTTGGTGGGTATAAAAAAGTTATTCATATGGATAAGTTAGAGGAAGAGTGGGAAAACATTCAAAACACTCCTTTGGATGACAGGGATAAAGATTGGCGTAAAAAAAATCCTGTAAACTATCAGGTAGCTTTTACGTATAAGGCTCTTAATCGATTAATCCAGGCATCCTCTGCAGATCAAACTAAAAGGGCTATGCTGAATTGTTATGATAAGGGCTACTTACCTATGTTGACGGTTCACGATGAGCTTTGTTTTTCTGTAATACATGATGAAAACATTAAAGAGATTAAACAAACAATGGAGAATTGTTTTCCGGAATTAAAAGTTCCTTCCCGTATAGATGTAGGAATTGGCGAAAATTGGGGGAAAGCTAAGTAGAAGAGCGCGGGGGCGCCGCGCTCACAACTAAGGTAGTTTTAGTATAAGCACAATGTTAAGAATTTACAACACTTAATAGTTTTCTCCTTATTGTCCAGTTAGGGGGTTATTAAGAGCTCTTTCAAGCATGGTTCTTAAACGGTCCTCCAGTTCCTGGAGTTTTAAGTCAATATTTTCCATGCGTCTAGTAAAATCACTTTCAATGGCAGTACGCTTTGAATCAAATCTATCGTTGGCGTGATCTATAAGCGAACGGATATCCGTTTCGGCTTGTCTTAAAGACTCTCTAACTTCTTTATCCATATTCCTACTGCGTTTATCAACGGCGGCTATACTATCTTGGATTTCCGTTAGGTCTTTCCGCATATCGGTTCTGATACTACGGGCATCTTCTTGGGCTGACCGCACTAACTGCGTTGCCTTATCCAGTTCGGTAGTTAACAGAACTTCCATATTAGCTATTTTAATAGTAAGTAATTCCTCTAAAGATCCTACGCGTTCTTCAAAGACTTTAAGTTTTATAGTAAAATTACTAAGATCAGGAGCAACATACTCATTGATTTTTTCCCTCATATTCATATAGTCTTTTGTGACTTCAAAGCCACCCCACAAAAGTCCTCCCAAAGTACCTAAAATAGGCAACAATAGCAATAATTTTGATCCTTTGAACTTAATACCTTTATATTCTACTTCACTCATTGTACTGTGCTCCTATCATCTGTTCAAATACTAAGCTATCTCGAACTCCAAAGTAATTACCCAGGGGATCTTGCATAACAACATTTGTATAAATTTCTTCCGTCTTATACCATTGTAAAGCAGGCTGAACAACTTGATTGGAATAGGTTTTGATGTTTGGACCAAGAGCATTAACTAAAGCTAAAGTGGTAATCTGGGCAACGGCATCATAATTAGAGGCAAAGTTTTTTATAATCTCTTTTGCTTTCTCCTGTTTCTTTTCTTGTTGCTTAGTAGGCTTTTCTTCTGCTTTTGCTTCTTCCTCAACAACTTCTTCCGTAGCTTCTACTTCTTCCGCAACTTCTACTTCCTCCACGACCTCTTCCGCAGCTTCTACTTCCTCAACGACCTCTATTTCTTCGGTAACTTCTACTTCCTCCACGACCTCTTCCGTCAATTCTGGCTCCTCTATGGGCGAGGAAACCTCCTCTGTTGGCTCCTCTACGGCTATATCTTCAATTTCCGCAACCATTTCTTCAATTTCTGCTGCAACTTCCTGGACATCCATCATTGGCATATCTATTTCTAAATCCTGTAGCATTTCTTCACTACTAGACACCTCGGTTGTTGGTAATGCAATATCAGGAATATCCACTTCAGGAATATCCACCTCTATGTTAACCATCTCCTCCATAGTGGTATCCATAATATCTTGCTCAAAAGTATCTATAACTTCATAATCATTCATTAAATCTATGGTGGTATCTATATCTTGTTGTTGTTCCACAACCTGCATCCATGTATCAACAACAGTGGTTATATGATTATAAACCACATTATATTGAAATTCATCCCAGTAAAATTCTCCATAACCGCCAATTTCTATATACACTTTATCTAACTGGTTAGAAAAATCAGACACCCCTGTTACCGTGTTCACCCAATTTGTATTATTCGTATAGTTATTAGGATTTTGCGTAAAAGTTGTTTTGTCTATCGTTACGAGTCCTGTTTCCCACTGCAATGTATTGTCATTATATCCTTTAGTCTGCACATATGCCGTTTGACCAGAATTGGTATACATACTGTTAGGGAAAGCAAAAAGGAATTCATAATTAACTTCTCCCCCTTCCTCTATCCCAAAGGAATTAAGATCAACATACTGTCTCCAGGTTGTAAGACTATTAGATCGTGCATGACCACACCCACTTGTTCTACCATCGGTACCTGTTGCCGGGAAACCTGATGCAGCGTCCGTACAAGCAGAATGAGAATAGATGCTGCCTCCGCCCCCCCAGTCAACGTCAGCGTCCCCCTCGTACTTATTCGTTACGATACCTGTGTCTCCGTCTAATATGTCTCCCGTCGTTTTATGTTCTATTATAACCGTAGTTTCCGTTACTTCTTCTACATTTCCTTGAGCATCTATTACGGTAGTGGTTGTAGATCCTTCATCTAATAACTGTGCATTAGAGGAGAAGCAAGAAAAGGAAAATACTAAAAATACCAAAAGCACCTTCATCTGTTATTATCTCCTCTGTTTCTGGGGTGTTATCTTTTACCCACTTATCATAATCAGGTCGCTTTTCAGGATTTTCTAACCAGGCTTTTGCAGCATCTATCCCAATTTTTCCCATGTACGGACAGGGGGTCCCGGCCATTTCCATCGCAGAAAACACCCTTTTATCCTGACATAGCATAGCGACAGCTCCAACTTTCATCCCAAATCTAAATAACTGTCTAGAAAGTTTTAATCTTTCGCAGTTCATATCTCTTACGGTGGTGCCACCAGCAATTCCTAAAATTTGTGACTGGATAGCTATAGAACTTCCTGTGCTGCAAACATCCTGATTGTTAATCATTACTCCAGGAGCAGACGCAGTACTCGGAGTTCTGTCTACAGTAGTAGTTCCAGAGACAGTAGAGGAGCTTGAGGTAACGGTATTGGTTTGTGCGCTTCCAACACTACACCATGTAAGCATAGACAAGAAAAAAACAACAATTAAAATTGCCCATAATTTTGCTTCCATTATTCAATCCAAACGCCATATTCCATCAACTTCGCCAAACGTTCGCTACGGGACTTTACTTGTTTTGCCCAAGCACTTGAACGCATTTGATTAGCGGTCTCTTCCCAGTTTTCTTCTTTTAAAGCTTGAAACATTTTAGGCCATTTGTCAGGGTTAAATCGGGTTAACCCCATATTAAAGAGCATATCCAATAAGACTGCCTGACGTGCGCTGTCTAATTTTGCATAGATATCCCAGGATTTAGCTTCTTGTTCCACACGGTCTATATCAACGTGTAACATGAACCGTGCTTCTTCTTCCGATATTCCTAAACCATCGCCTGCAACGTTTCGACCAACGCCAATGGTCGGGTGTCCTATTAAAATATCACCAGCTTTTAATTCCTGTCCCGTTGCATCATCGTACACTTTTACCTTCATTCCTTCGTGAAGTATTAACATATTAGCAAGTTTGGTACGGTCGATAGGCATTAATTACGCAACCCTAAAAGTTTTTCTTGTTCAATTTGACGTAAATACTCTTCTCCAGGTCTTCTTATTATAGGAACTGGTTCAGGTTCAACAAAAACAGAATCCCTTTCTGTTATTGTTTCAAGAGGTTTTCGGATTTGGTTTGGTTGCGATAAATTAGTAGGTATTTGATTTACAGCTTGATTTACTCTTGCGCCTGTATCTCCCAGACTTTTGGCTTGAGATTGTACAGCAAACTCTCTTACTAAAGTATTAATAGTTTGGCGTACTTCTAAAGGAAGCGCTTCTTGTGACACTCCTGCCCATAAAGGAGTTGACAGAGCTCGTTTATTGCCTACATCTATACCTAATTCTTTAGCTTTATTATAAATATGAGCATTAGTACGAGGATTAGTTAAAAATCTTAACATAGGTCCGCTACGCATTAATCTTGGCATAACATATATAAACGCAGCACCTGCAGCAAAACCAAGAGGGCCTGCAGCAAATGCAGCATAAGCACCCGCAATATAAGTAGCCGCAGCTAATCCGGCTTTGCCTTTGTATGATTTAGTGGTAGCAACCATAGATTGATTACCAAAATTCTTTAAATCTTGTACAAAACCTTTTCCTAAAGCTTCATTACCATCTCCAAAAATAGTAATAAAAGCTTGTTCATTATTTTTAATTGACGTTGCTATACTACCACCAAATTTAGCCATATCTAAAGTAGCTATATTAACTCCATCAGGAAAAGCATCGCGCATTATACTTTCCATAACATTAGCTTTTACACCTTGAGGACCATTCATAACTTGATCAAAAGTTGGTCGAACTACAGTTTCTCCGGATTGAGATTGAAAAGTTTTAGGCAAATTATTCCAACTTGTTTTAAATTGTTGAAAACGAGAAGGATCTTTTACTAAACCCTTTGTCAAATCATTAATACTTGTAATTTGACCTTGAGCTATAGCTTTAGTTAATGCGTTTGCTCCTATTTGTTCAGAAGTAGCTACATCTCTTTGTAATGTTTCTACTAACTCTCTAGCTGTTAACTGATTAATATTACTAGTGTTTAATTCTCTCAACGCTTGCTTATCAGACAATAAAAAAGCATCATCTTGTAAACTTCTTAAGGCTTTAACAGTAGCAGGTTTAAATAAAGTGTTTTGTAATTGAGGACCAAGTTTACTAAATGCATCAAAAAATCCTACAGCATTAAAAGTGTTTTTACTACTTGTTGCAGATAAAGTGTTTTGTACCCATTGATTAGCAAGATTTTCTACAAAACCTTCTTTAACAAGCGCGGGTTTTACATTTATATCTATCATTTCTTTTATCATCTGTGCTTTACTACTTGTTATGTTTACAAAAGCACTATCATCTTTTCTTCCTTGTTTAACCGCTTGAATTGCATATTCTTCAAAAGGCTGAATAAGTTTTTTGTCAATACCAGATCCTTTTAATAAGCTATTAAACCCAACTGTATCACCTACTTCAGCTAAAGATTTTAAATCTTCTAAAACTCCTTTACTTAAATTACGAACTTCGCTTGTTCCAACATCATCTGCAAAAGTAAGAGCTTTTAAAAATTGTTTTAAATATAAAGGTTTTCCAGGTTGTATAAGAAGCTCGGCTACTTTACTCATATCTACTACTGCACCTGCATTAATATTAGCTTTTAAACCTTCAATTTCTGGTTTGAGAAATACTTTAGACCCCTCAGCATAGTATTTATTTGCGTCACGCAA